ACACCGTCATTAAAACGAATACCTTCACCCGGTATTAGTGTAGAAATAACAGCCGTATTTAAAGTGATGTTTAGCGTTAAGCGTTCTGTTCCAGTAGCGGAATTAGCAGCCGTGTCCCAAAACTGAATTTCACCTGCAGTACCGCCAGGTGCTAGTTGATAGGCTTTTACACGAACAGGCCCAATAATAGCTTGCAGATTTGCATCCGCATGAACCATTTTTACGTCATATTGCATACCCATAATTAATCTCCAATAAGGTTAAACAGGGGGCAAGCCCCCTAGATTAATTAGACGTTTTCTTCGCCATCGTCAGCTACGAAATAAACAATGCTACCCGTAACCGCACCTGCGTTAGCACCAGCAGAACCTTGAGCAGAAGTAACAACAACTAAGTTAGTTGCGTTAGCAGCCAAACCTAAACTAGCGCCACCAGTTGCACTAGCAACGGTAAATACTGTACGAGCGGCTACGTTACCAGCGGCAACGAAACCTTGAGGAACGTTTGTTCCGAGGGTAGTTGTTTGTCCTGGACCAACGCCAATTAGTGGGGTAAACCCTATGTTAGCTGCGCAGTTACCGCCTGGGGCAACAGACACAATAACTTCAGTAACAACTGCACCAGCTGGAAGAATTAAAGCGGGAGCGTTAGTAGCCGAAGAAATAACTACGTTAGATGTAGCTGCAGTGTTTGCAATATAGAAAGGTGCTGCCATAACCATTGAGCCAGCTGCGGCTGTACGGGTTTGGTCGCCACCTGTTGAGCGCCATACGGCTGAGGTAGTTGCTAATGCCATAATAAATTGTCCTTCATACAAAGTTCAACCTATCAATCGTGTATGCGTCTGCTGGGGCAGTTTGATAGGCAGTTCACCCAGTTTCAGCAATCTTACTACATTTTTAACTTTGTGCAAGTGGTTTACACAAATAAAAACCCCGCTTTTTAGGCGGGGTCTTTGTACAGCTTAGGTGCTGATTAAGCGCCTGGGCTTGCGAACATGCCGAGTGGATCCGAGAATCCAAACGAATAACGCTCACGAGACTTGTAACGTACGTTACCAGTATCGAAGTCGCCGTCCATTGAGTTAGCCAAAGGAGTACGAACAAAGTGCTTCATACCGTTTGGAACATCGGTGCACAGGAACCAAGCATTGGTGTCGGTCAGGTAGTTATTAACTGTATAACCTCCTGAGATCGAACCGTTGTTTTTGATAGCGTTGATGTCGTTGTCGTTTGTGCCAACACGCAATTCGGTTTCGAGCAAGCGAGTTGCAACGAACTGGAGTGCAGGTGGAACAATCAACTTCGTAGGCTTAGCAGCGATGAGCAAACCGCGCTCGTCTGTCCAAGCAGCGATCTGAATAACGGCGGCTTCTAAAGAAGTCTCGTTTAAGTCAGCTGCAGTGGCAGGACGGTTGCTGTTTACGCCACCAGAAACTAAAGGATGTGCAGTAGAGAACAAAGGTACGCCGTCACCACCGTTAAAGCCAGCAGTAAAGCCGTTGTTCAATACAGCAGCAGCTTTAACCTGCTTGGTGTAAGCCATAGCACGAGCCAAAGACTTGGTATAACGAGCTGAGAGGCTGTCATACAAGTTATCTTCGATAGCTTCTTCAGTTAAGCTGAAGCCCAAAGCAATGGTTTCGTGGTTGTAGCGAGCTGTAAATGCCTCTTGTGCATTGTCATAAGCGATGGCTGAGCCTTCGTTTTTGACTGGTGCAGCGGAGAAGCCGGACAGCTTGGTTTCTTCTTCAAACGAACGCTCAGAGGTCTCAGTTTCGTAGATCTCTTTGTGTTGTTCACCGTATGTTGCATACTCAAGACCGAACAATGCGTTCAAACCTGGGAGCAACTCTTTCAGTAGTTGTGCGCGTGAAATAGCCATTTAGTTAGCTCCTTAAACGTAATCGTTGCCAGCAGCAAGCAAGATTTGTGGATTGTTCAACTTCACAATAACTTCTGTGAAGGCTGTTGTGCTGGTTGCTGTTTCAGGAACAACTGCAACTACACGAACTGGAAGAGCTGCAGCATTGCCAGTACCAGCGGTAGGAGCAATAACTGAAACTGCTGAATCACCAGTAGTTGTAGAACCTGTACCCTGACGGATAGACAAGTTTGTACCAACAACAGATGCGTTAGCTGTAGTTACAGTGGTGTTACCAGAAAAAGTAACTGCTACTTTAAATGCTGCTGCTGCATCGTCAACAACATAGGCTACTGCAGAAGAAGCGGCAGCATTACCTGGGTAATATTGAGCTTGAACTGTTTGACCTTGTGTATTAACGTACTGAACGCCCATAAACACACCATAAGTTGCGTTATTTGCTTTGTCAGTTGTGGAATCGGTTGTTACACCAGATTTTTTAATTGTGCCACCTGAGACTAAAACGATGTCACCGTTGAAGATTGCAGTGTTATAAGTACTAGCAATCGGTAATTGACGTGTCGCGCCAGCATATGGCATGAAGTCAATACGGTTAACAGGTTGTAAGCCGTAGGGAGCAGAAACGGTTGGATAAGCCATTTAAATCTCCTAAAAAGTTAAAATTAATTGTCGCCTTTGCCAAAGCTAATCGTGGATTTGCTCTCTTTAAAGAGTGGCATCCGTGGGTCGCTTTGACGCATTAGATTGTTGTCTACAGCCTCAGTCTGTGCACGAGTTTGGTCGGCATAATGTTTGTTGCGTTGTTCAACAAATTCATCTGGGGTTTTGCAGAGTATCAATCCGCCGATCTCAACATTGTCTTTATATCGACTATTTGGATCAACTAACATCTGGAACTGGGGTTGCTCTTCAATTCGTACTGGCTCCCAACCCTCACGCAGTTTTGCGGATAGATTGCGAGGATCAGCCTGATTAAGAGTGGCCACACGAATCCAACGATAGGAAAAACCTGGTTGCTTATCAGGTTCTGGCAAGAGCTCTGGTTGAGCCCAAGCGGTAGGACGCTCATAAGTTGTGCGGGTTTCTAGTTCACGAATAATTCTATTTGTAGCCATTTTTAAACCTCCAATTTTAGTACTTCACGGGAATATTGCTCAGGGCTTAGGCCCAGTTTCTTAATCAAGGCCATCTGCGACGTTTTTAGCCGTACCTGTTTGGAGGACGTGCTACGTGTTGCCGGAGCTACTACCGTGCTAGGTTTAGTCCGTTGAGGAGTTTGATTCTCTTTAGGATCTACCGTACTGCTGTCTCCATCTAACTCAAAGTATTCAGGAAACTTTTTACGCATGGTTTGATCGATGCGTTTGTAATACTGGTCGGTACCAACAATATCCTTGCCGTACTCGTCCACTAATTCTTCATGTACGCCAACAGCGAAATTTGACATGGCTTTTTTGGTGCCATACCAAGGATTTGCATCCAACCAGTCTTGCGTTTTGGCGTCAATTCTGGGTCGTTGTTGCTCTACTTGCTGTATTTGTACTTCATTTTCATCTTCTTGTAAAGCAGTAGGCTTAAATTGTTTTGCCTGTTGTGCTTTATAAGAAGCTTCATTGAGGTTAGATTGGGCTTCAACAATACGCTCAGTATCGCCAGACTCAAGCGCTTCTCTATATTCGCGCTTAGCCATTGCTACCTGAGTTTCTGTTTGGTTTTGTACCGTTTCAATGTAGGTTTTTTCACCCGCAGAGTACTGAGCTTTGAGCTTTTTATTCTCTTCTAGCACCCGTTTTGCCAAATCAAGCGCAGCTTGTTGCTCACGTTGGGCATCTTCTTTAGCCCTACGCTCGTCATTCCAGACCTTTTTGTACTGTTGGAGTCGTTCTTTTTGACTCCTATGAGGCATGTTTTCTTCTTCCTCATCAGTAGCAGCCTCAAGTTCCTTTACCTTATCTTCAGGCATCGGCTTCTGATTGCGATCTTCTGGCGGGGTATCATCCTCAATTTCAATACTAATTTCGTCTTCTTCTAAGGGTTTACCCTTAGTTTTAGATTCAATTTCAACCTCATCGGGGAATTTAAATTCGTCTCTGTCCATTTCTATACTCCTTAAGCGCGTTTAATGCCACGTGGGTCCTGAACTACGGCTTCCACTGAGTCATCATTAATCATTCGGAATTCACGTCCATGAATCAAAAGACGTGTGCCAGCATTTGGTCTGACAATTACGAAATCACCTTGCTTGCACCAAGGTCCGTTTGGAAAACGGGTTTTGTCGTTGTAGCAGTCTGGGCCAAGTGTTACTACAAATAGAACAGTAGCTAGCTTCTCTTCATAGTTAATGGTTGAGTCTGCTTTGATGATGCCGCTTTCATACTCTTCTTCGACTTCAGGGATAGCGCAGAGGATGCGGTAGCCTGATGGGTTTGGGAGTTGTTTAGCTTTATCTTCGTCTGATGCTGTGTACTGATAACTACCTACTACTTGTGGACTATTTGGGTTTGATCCAATTAGTATTTCACTCATCTGAATGCTCCAGTTTTCTTGCGAGGTCATTTAGTTCCATCTGCGCAGTAAGAAGACCTCGAATCTTCCCGCACGTAAATTGGTACTCGGCATAGTCTTTGGCTGTACCGGTTCCCAAACTTTCTTCAAGTCCCTTAAGTTGAACCTTTAGTTTTTGGTCTAAAAGCTCGAGGGTTTTATCCATCATTTGTTCTCACCTTTTTTGGGGGTTTGTTGACGATTTTGTTGCGACATTAGCTGTGCCCGGGACTTAGCTAGGTCAATACCTAGTTTGGCCCCTATCTCTTGCTCTTTAGCCGCACGGTTCTTGTCATCTTGGTTTGTTTTAATTACTGCGTTCATGCCAGCAATCTTCTCTTGTGAAGCAATCCGATCACGCTCAATCTGAAGCTGGTCAGCTTTAGCTGCAGAGTCAGCCATGAGTTTCTTCTCTTTAATAGCAACCTCGGCCTGCTTAATCTGTAATTCTTGCTGCTGCATTTGAATGATCGGATCTTGCGCTGCTTGTTGAGCGGCTTGCGCCTGTTGCTCTTGAGTATTGCGTTGTAATAACTGTTGTGCTGCAATAGCAGCCCGTTGCGATATAGCCACTTCGAGCATCTCTGGCATCTGACGCTCTTCTTGATCTGTCTCGTCTGGGTGGAACGGCAACTCAATACCCATTTCCATTTCCATCTGCTTGCGGTACTCGTAGGCGATGTGCTCATTAATGTGCGCTAGCATGGCTGCCTGCATAACTTGCGCCTGTGGGTTTTGTCCAACTAGCTGCATGATCTTTGGATCTTTCATCGCTGCCATATGAACTTGGATATGCGCTGGGTGATCTTGATACAAAAACGCCTTAACCGGCTTCATCATCAGAATGTTAGCGTTCTCGCTAACTGGATCTTCTGGTACCTGATCTTCTGGCAGCTTAACTAATTTTTGTGCGTTTTTAATACCAAGCACATCAAGCATCTGACGATGCAGAAGTGGCAAGTTATATAACTGAGGTGCACCTTGAGCTAACTGCAATACCGCTTGGTACTGAACAATCTTCTGCGCCATGGTTGACGCATTAGGGTCACTAACTGGGATGACGTCGCAGTCATCGTAGTCCGTTTTTTTCGCACGTGCAGGACCTTCGTTTGGCTCGTAGTCATACTCATCTGGTGTGTAGTCACGGATGATGTCACGTAGTAACTTGAGTTCTTCTTTAAGTGAATAGTGGATGCGCGCCTGAACAGCAGACATCACTTTCATCGTCCGCTCTAATATAGCGAGCGTCGTACCTACTGGTGCTTGCCCTGACATATCGCTGACGTTTAAGTCAGCAGCAGAGGCGAAGCGACGACCTTCTTCGATGATCTTATCTAAGAGACCAGCTAATACCATGCTTGGCTCTTTATATGGCAACGGCATGATGTTGTCACGCATAGTGCCACTTGGCACGTCTACATCTCGGAATTCCCCTGGACTGATCGGGGTGTCATCGCCTTTAGTACGTAGTCCGCGAGTTTTGAATCCACCGGGCAGGTTGCTAAGTGATCCAGCATCCACGAGCTGTCTAAGTATGGAAGTTCCCGACTTAGCAAATGCACCGATAAGATGAATGAGACCGAAACAATAGAAACCAAAACCGGGAATATAGCCATAGTGAACAAAGTGATTACGCTTTTGTTTTTTATCATCTTCAGGCCTATAGTTACGGCGAATAGCTAGAATCTCGCCGGAGGACTTCTCAATAGTCACGATGTATGGCAGCGCAATCCCAGTAGACTCACCATCTTTATCCACATCTGGATACGCATCTAGGTCAAGGTCAACCTGCATTTCGAGCAGCTTGTACCTGTCGTCGGTCGATGCCCGAAAGCCCATCTTTTCAGCAATTTTCTTCTCTACTTCATCGAACGTATCCGCTGGTTCAGCAAGCTCGATGTCCCGATAAAAGCCAGCCACTTGCAGTTTGCGTAGCTCGTTCTTAGTCTTGCGCATCACATGGGTAATGCGTGGTGCTTGCGCTAGTGACGCTGCACCGTAAGGGACAACTAAGTCTTCTGCTGGTACAAACATCGAAACTTGACGCTCTAAACTCGGGTCGTAGTACACCTTCTTGAACGCATTACCTGAGAGGCCCAAGCCCCAGAGCATGCGCTCTGTCTCTGGCCGGTACTCTTGCATCACGTCAGTTAGCTGGTAGTTCATGTCATCCTGAACTCGCTCTGCCGCCGCTTTTTTCTCTGGTGTCTCTTTACCGATGATCTGTGTCTTAACTGGACCCGCAGCTGGGAAAATTGCCATGATAGTCTCAGCTTGGAACTTGACCAGCGTCTCACTTAATAGTGGGTGGTACACACCACAAGCGCCGGGCCAAGGCTCCATGCGCTCTTCGATCTTCATACCAAGGAGCTGCAAGCCATCAACGTAAGTCTGTACCCAGTCTTTGCGTGAACTGATGTCCTCATCAAACTCACCTATTAAATCGCCTGATAGCTCGGCCAATTCCGAGTCACTCATGTGCTCGGCTAAGTTTGCATCGAAGTCCTCATCACTTGGCTCTCCCTTTTCAATCCGAAGGATGGGGTTGCCGTCTATATCTAGCTCAACAGACTCGGGATCTTCAATCGTGATCTCCATATCTGGGTTTGCGTCGTTATCAATATCGGCAATTCCAAGTGGAGCTGCATACAAACTTTTCTCAATGGCCATAATTTACCTACACGTTGTAGTAACCGGCATTCCGGTACGATTTAAAATACTTTGGTTCATCCGGCTCATCACTATCTAAGCTAATAAAGCCACCCCTTCTGAAGCGTAATAATGCTTGGGTCATCGAGTCGACCAAGTCGTCCTTCTCGCCACTGGGGAAGCTAGCTACTTCTTCTACTAACTCATCTGCCCAATGCGTGTTCGGAACCCATACTCTCCCAGATGCAAATATATCAGCAACTGCGTTCAAACGGGCAATTTTATCGTTACCTTTACTAGGTACGTACTCCTGCACAGGTATACCCATCGCCCGAAGTTCAAATACTAGCGGAGCTCCGGACGCTTTAGCTTCAACAATTAGCGCATCTGGCTCCCACTCTTTATATTCTTGGAACGCTCTCTGTTTTAACTCAGGGAACTCCATCCGCAACTTGAATGAATTAAGCAATATGATGTTTGGCACCATAACGCCCACATTGTTTTCTTGGTAGAACACACCCCATGTCGTACACGCTGAATAGTCGGACCGCTGCGTCTTTAAAAACGCCGTATCCCAGCTCTGAATAGTAAATTCACACATTGGAGGGTCATCGTGCTCCCAAATCTTCCACCATTCCCGCTTTACAATCGCTGAAACGTCTGAAGTTGGGCTCTGCATGTACTGAGCCATCCATTTACCGTTAGGTAACTCCTGCCGGAGAGCTTCTAACTCCTTAAGTGACCAAAACTCAGGCCAAAGTGGGCCTCCATCAGGCAAAATAGCAGGAAATTCAATGACTTCCCACTCTTCACCCGATCTTTGTATTGCTGATTTGACTACTTGACCTGTCAAATCCCGTTTAGACCACCGTGTCATCACTATTATGATTGCCCCGCCCGGTTGCAGACGCTGCCGTGGACCAGATGTGTACCATTCGTACGTTTTATCGTACACCTCGGGGTTATTTTCAGCTATGGTTGCCTCTTGTTCCGAGTGAGGATCATCAATAATGAGAATATCCGCGCCTTTACCCGTGACCGCACCTCCCACACCGATAGCAAAATAGTCTCCCCCCTGGTTTGTTGCCCACCGCCCAGCAGCTTTAGAGTCAGTCTGTAGTCCAACTCCTGGGAAGATAGACTGATATACCTCGGAATCCACAAGGTTACGGACTTTACGTCCGAAGCCAACCGCAAGCTCCGCAGTATGAGCGGTTTCAATAATTTTCTTCTTAGGAAACTTACCCAAAAACCACGCTGGCAGTAAATACGATGCAAATTCAGACTTAGTATGGCGAGGAGGCATATTAATAATAAGGCGTTTACATTCTCCATTTGCTACCCTTTCAAAGGCCCTTGCCATTTCTTGGTGATGTTCCCCGTCAATAAAGTTGGGCCACACTGTGTGTACAAAATCCATGAAATTAATCTGGCAATTCTCCCGATTGACGACTTCTTCTGCTTCTGAAGTCTCCACATCGAGGGCGCGAAGCTGCGCCGGAGGTAAATTGTCAAGGTTATCAAGGAGATACTGAAGCTCCTCAGCACTTAGCTTGTCTAATTTACTCATCTTTTTCGATGATTCTTGCGTCTTCTATATTATTTGGGTCTGCCAAGGACGCCAATCTGCGCTCAGACTGGGTTGGTATCGTTTTCATCGGGTTTTGCATCAGCAACTGGATGCGCTGTTTAATAGCAGCTTTGAGTTCGTCGCTAGTTTTGTGGGTAATAGTGATCTCAGAACGCTCAGTAAATAGATCCGACGCTTTTCCAAGGAGCTCAAGCGCCTTAAGAGCGGTCCTATTGTCCTCATCCTGGCTAATTTCCATCAAACGGTTAACAACTACTGTCCTAACCTGGACCTTATCCGCAACTATTTGCTTCTCGTACTCATTTAAATAGCTGCCAATAGCCAAAGCAACGTTATAGTTCTTCAGCTCTTTTTCTTCTGTTGTGGGTGGGCTGGACTTGTCATCAGCTGGCTTTAGCTTAGCAAACATTTGCCTAGCTTTTTCTTCTTCATCAGGAGGCAGATCATCCTCCACCCCAAGCTCATTTAAAAGCATGGCAGTATTGCCGGCAACTTTTAGCCGGTCTTCGTACGTCCTACCTATTTCTGGCTGGGCTTGTACTGGTATAGGTTTGTCGAGGTTTGGCTCGATCGGTATTTGCATACAGCCTTAGTGGAGGTTTGTATGGGCGAAGTATATATTAATTTTTAAGTGGGGGGCAATAGCCCTAAGCATGCGAAGCAAAAAATACTATGCCCCCCGTGTCCTCACGTGACTAAGAACCTAATAAGTATACAAAAAATATATACCCCCCGGGGGGTGCAAAATAAAAACATAAGGGGGGGTGTTTATTAAAAACGTGTTTTGGTATGTTTAGGAATAAACATTGCTAGAGCATAGGATGATTTTAGTGGGGCCTTGAACATGTTGAGCACCTTGCGTGCATTTACTACTTAAGTTATGAATTTTTAAAATGAAGTATCTACTGTGCAGAACATTGTGTATATGGGTTGGCTGGGTCCCATCTTGCTGATTTGGGGGGATGGGGTACGGTGGGATAAGGGTTTGCCGGTTACTTCGGCCCTGGCTGGTCGGCAGCATAAGTAGTCCAGGCTACTAACCCAGCTCGATAATTCTATATTTTAATGCGACACACTAGCGACATTAAAGCATCGGTCTAGCTGGTGGGATATTGTGAAAATAATCCAGTATTTATTTTATTAGTGTGGTAAGATATATCTTAGCTAGTGAATGGTTCATTAGCGATTAACCTTAATCGGAGATACACAAAATGGATACAACAATCCAGTTTGAATTAAGTGATTCACAAGTAGAGTTATTTAGTAATATCGGTGACTTGTTTGCTGTTAGTGAAGTAGATGCAGATCAGGCTGTGGAGGATTTTGCTAGGGCTGTTGAAGTGACAACCGAAGTAGATGGCAAAATAGTAAAACAGGCTGATTACTATATCTGGACTGCTGGTGCTGATGTAATCAAGTTAGCTTATGCCAAAAAGAAGGGCTTGAATATTGCAATGCCTAGAGCTGAGCTATTTGCTAGTGATGCCATTAAGCAGATGTGGACTAGGTTTACTAAGCGGGTTTCAGATAATTATGGTTTAGTAAAACCAGCCAGCCCATCCGTCGAAGGGCAGAAAAAAGCTAACCAGCGCACTAAAGCCCAGCAAGCTATGGATGAGCTGAAAGCTAAGCCCATCTCAGAATTACAAAATGAGATAGCTTTACTTACTGCTAAAGCTACTGAGCAGAGCTTAAAAGATGCTGGCAAAAGGGCAAAAGCCATTAAGCAAAAAAATGAAGATGCTTTAAAAGACCGTATGGATGGCATTAAATCCTTACAAAAAGAAGTGGTGACAGCCGCTAAAAATTGTATGGATGAGAGCTTACTGCAAGATGCATTGCATACCCTAGAGCAGTACATCCCTGAAGATTCTGAAATCTAAACCGGAGAGGGCTGGGGAAACCCAGCCCATTAAAAAATGAAATCACTAATACTTATACCAGCGTATGGCAGGGATTATAAAAGCCAATCGGCATTGTACGACGATATTAAAGCCAATAAAGATTTTAGAATTATTGATTACTTTAATGGGCTTGATGGTCGCTATGTAAACCGATCACAATTTAAACACCTAGTTCAAGATGGATTTACTAATTTGGAAATCCGGTACGCCAAAAAAACCCGTTGCATTTTTATTGATATTACAAAATTTATTTAGTAGTTCCAATGGTAGTAACTTTATACCCAGCTTTCGAGCTGGGTTTTTTTGTCTCTAATTTTTTAGAGGGAACTGGTTGTAAGCGACGCACTAGCCACTTGGGACATTGTGCCACCTCGGCACTTTGTCTCTTTTGTTTTTGTTATGCTCTGAGTCAGAGCATAATTATCTTTGCCCACTCGGTCAACTAGGGGAAACCCTGATATTGTTCTGCTAATGTTCTATGCAACGGAACAATACAAAGCCTTTATAATCAAGGACTTACACGCTTTGTTCCATTTGTTCCATTTGTTCCAAAAAAATAACATTGGAAAATAATTTGACTAGGGAAGCAAGACCCCCTCAGATAGTGCAGGCTCAACACTCTCGTTCTCATCTTAATCTATATAGAACAATAGAACATTTATACTAAACTAACCGCCAAGCCAATGTTTATAAGGGTTTCTATTGTTCTAACTCAACAGAACATTATGGAACAAAGGGCCCCATTTTTAGAACATTGCAAAATAAATAGGACAAGTCCTTGACATATCCCACCAAAGGTAGTATACTAATAGAGTGGGAATTCGCCCACAAGTAGCAAAGGGACTAAGTGCTGAGGTGGCACTATGTCCTTAACCTAAACCTCACCTCATGGAGATTGTTATGAAATCAGTTATCAAAACCGCAGAAATGCTTGTTCAATTTGACGACCAAGAAGATGCACAGTTAGTATCCGCAACCCTAGCACTTGACGAGGGCGAGGACACAGTTGCCGAGGCTATCGCAACTATTGCTCTAGTATTAGGCACTAACCCAACATGGGCACGCTACGAGATGGGTCGTATCCGTATCTTTGAAACCTTGGAAAATGCGGGTAAAACCGAGGACGCCATCAAACAAAAATGGCTCAGAATACGCAGAGAAACAGGCATGGTTATCCCTGAGTCCGATGACCCGCAGGCAAAGCGTAAAGCAGAGCAAAGGGCAAAGGCGAGGGCGGTTTTTGCCGAGAAATCGAACAATGACTTGCAAACTGAAATGGCTCAGTTGTTGGCTAATCCTACCATTGCCAAGTTAGAGTCCGCTAAGAAAATTAGCAAGGAACTTGCCACTCGCCAAAAGGACTTGGGTAAAAACGCAAAGTCTGAGTTAGTGGAATTGCGTAAGCAAGTCAAGTCCGAGATTGATGGTATCGAGGATATGGAATTGCTTGCTGATTTGTTGGCTCAGTTGCGTTCGTAGTATGTTGGGACAAGGTGCTGAAATGGCACTTTGTCCCTTTTGTTTTTGCTTTGCAAAAACCACCC